GCGGCATCGCGCGGATATGGGAGCGACCGGACGCTTTCGCGACTCGACCCCGATCGGGATATGAGGAGGATTTGAACCCCGCGCCCGATGCGCACCCGTCTCGACTCGCCCTATCCATGGCCCCTCCATATCCACCGTTCCATGTTCTAAATATAATACCTCACCCTATCAATGTCCATTGCTAAATACGCATACCAGCATTGCAAAAAATGCATAGCCTATCGAGTCGCGATCCAAAAATGTCAAGAAGTACGTATTCCTAGCCTTGAGGACGTTATTCCTACCGAGAGAGGTTCCTAGGTGTATAATCGTGGTATAGGAGGGCCTTAAAGGGAGATTCCAAATTTCCAAAAAAAGTGGAGAATTATTAAATCTATTCTTCCTCTTCTTTTTGCATCTTCTTCATCTTCATGCTCTTCTTTTTGCACCACTTGCATCTTCTATTAGTTGTGCTAATGCTTAGTCATAATTCTAAATTCCGGTTTTTGCACCACCGGCCTCAATTCTTTCAGTTAACCGGCCTTTCTTGCACAATTCTAAATTCCGGGTGGGATTGTGAAGATACATTGGACGTGGGGGCATCCGGGGCGGCACAGGGTCCCGTCATGGGGCATTAGCTACGGTGCCGGTCACGGGCAACGGGTGGTCCGCGCGGCACGATTGGGGCATTATTGGACCAGATCACGGGCAATGAGAATTATTAAATAATCATTGGTACTACACAATAATCTTTACCTAAATCCTTTAGGCAATTAATCTTGACTTCTGCCCGGTAAGATCTGATTATGAAAATTAATTAGTGATAATTGGATTTAGTTATGACAGAAGAATGGATTGATCGGATATTAAGATCGGACCTGGCGCGCCATAGTCCCGATGTTGCGCGCCAGATGATCGAAGAAGCCCGTCCTCCCGCGGTAGTTTCTTCGATATTGGAGGGCGGTGATGAGTCAGCCAGTGACCAAAGCGCTGAGTAACAGTGGTTACTTAGAGGCTAAGACGACCATAGGCCGGGCCAAGGCTCTTCGTCGTCTAGGTCCTAGGCATAAAGCCATCATCGCCCTTCATCTTACAGGTTGGACAGGGACAAAGATTGCAGCAAAGATTGGATGTTCGACAAATGCAGTTTATGCGACTCTGAAAGATCCTAGTGCTAAGACAATTATGGATCATTTTGCCGAGGGAGCAGACTTCGACATTAGGGCTCTTCTTCCAAAGGCCATCAAAGCCATTGATGAAGCGCTTGACGATCCAGATCGGGCACTGCCTGCAGTTGATCGTTATCTCAAACTCGTCGGTGGTCGGAATAAGCCTGATGAAGATGGGATTAATATTACCATTAAGGGGAATGCAAGACTTAAACTTGTTGCTGAGCTTAAAGATGCACTTCCACTGATGCAAGCTGTTAATGTTATTGAGCATTCAGAAGATGATGAACCTATAGAAGATTTGGAAACAGTGGCAGAATAGGATAGTTCTTATGAAAATCTTAGCAACCTTAATTCTTACTCTTTTGATCTTTGCCGCAACGATGACAGTGAATCCTGCATCGGCTCAAACCACACCAGCAGTTCGATATCTGATTTATGGTACTACTGCGGATTTGATTGTAACTTATACACCTGATGTTGCTACATCTGAAGGACAAGGATCAGGTCCATTTAGAGTATATCGTTTTCCCTTTTACGGAGATGCTGCTGTAGTGCTTTGTCGCCTCAAGGGAACTGCAAATACTCCAGATCAGAATGCTACAATTGCTTGGATAACAGCAGGATTGCTGGATCTGTATCCGGGGGAAACGGGAGAGTTCACCCTACAATGCAGCGGCCAGATAGCATTGCCTTTTGATGATCCAATATCGACTCCGGTTCCAGTCGGTCCTTGATAGCACATTGTCGAGTCCAAGTGGAACTTGATTAATGTTTACTATTGATTCAGAACTTCTGCCACCTCCTCACTTATCATGGAAGAAGGTATTAGCGGGCCTTCCAGAAGATAGACAGAATCAAATACTTGATGCATTTCAAGATGATGAAATGGCCTCATTAGTTAGTGATTGGTTCTTCACCGCACGACGAGAACAATTCACACCACAAGGAAATTGGTTCATTTGGCTTATTCTAGCGGGCCGAGGCTTTGGAAAAAATTGGGTTGGCAGTAATTGGATCAGTAATGAACACCAATTCGGAGGAGCACAGAACTCAGCTGTAGTCGCACGGACTGCTAGTGATCTTCGAAGAACCTGCATTGAGGGACCCTCCGGCATCATGGCAGTTGCAAGTTCTGATTTCTATCCTGAATATAAACCTTCCTTATCAAAATTAGTCTGGCCTAATGGAACGGAGACTCAACTCTATACTGCAGACAAACCAGAAAAGCTTCGTGGTCCGAACCACGATAGAGCCTGGTGTGATGAATTATCCTACTGGCGTTATATGGATGATGCTTGGGATAATCTTATGATGACACTCCGTTATGGGATTGATGTGCGATGCATTATTACTATGACGCCACGGCCACTGAAGGCAATTAAGGAACTTCTCAAACGCGATGGGAAGGATGTTATTGTTACTCGTGGTTCAACTCTTGATAATCAAGATAATCTTTCCCCAAAGTTCATTGAACAAATCAAAGAACAATATTATGGGACTCGTCTCTGGCAACAAGAGGTTGAAGGGGCTTTCCTCGAAGATATGGAGGGAGCTTTATGGAATCGCAGTATGCTTGACAAGAATCGTCGTCAAGAGGAACCTGAAAGCTACATCCGTAAGATAATTTCTGTTGATCCCTCGACAACAGGGGGAGAAGATGCAGATGAATGTGGAATTGTTGTTGCAGGCCTTGGACGAGATAAACATGCCTATATTCTTAATGATCTTACCCTTCGTGCAAGTCCCAGACAATGGGCAACTGTAGCCGTTCGTGCATACTTTGATGAAGAAGCGGATCTCCTCGTCGCTGAGAAGAATCAGGGAGGTGAGATGATTAAGGAAACTATCCACAGTATTGATGATACTGTGAATGTTAAGCTCGTTCATGCTTCCCGTGGCAAGGATATTAGAGCAGAGCCTGTAGCATCACTTGACGAACAAGGCCGCATTCATCACGTTGGCATGTTTCCGGATATGGAGGATGAAATGTGTGTTGCTTGGAATACACACGTTTTAACGCCAAGGGGTAATAAGTTAATCTGTACACTTAAACCAGGCGATTACGTCATTACGCGAGAGGGTCCAAGAAAAATAATTTGGTCTGGACATACCGGAATAAATGTGGTACAATCGTTAAATGGATTGGAGTTAACTAATAATCACCCAGTCTTATGCAACAATACTTTTATTCCCGCAGATCAAGTAAAAGGAAATCTTCTTAAATGCAATGCCACAATCCCATCTTACGATTTAAAAGACCTCATGTCGTTTATGATGGATATCGTTTTTTCCAAAGACAAACAGATCAATATTGGGAAACAAGTAGAAGTAAAGGATATTTACTCCTTCATCGCTACATTTGGGAACATGCAAAGGGACCCATACCTGGAAACTGTATTATCCACCACAAAGATAGAGACCGAGCTAATAATGGAATCGAAAACTTGGAATGCGTTACTTATAAACAACATAAAGCAATTCATGGACCCAGTGGATTTGCACTCCATACTAGAGAACAGCGTTCAGAAATATCAAAAGCTGGTTGGAAAAACAGAAGGCTTATTCAAAAAGAGTGCTATTGGTGTGGAGACTTCTATTTTGCCAGTCATGGAAGAAGTAGATATTGTAGCAAATCATGTGCTCACCTTGGATGTAGAGACGGCGGTAAGTTCTTTCCTAGACAAAGTAACGTTGACTTGGAATCTTAAAGTAGAAGATTGTCCTGAATTCTTTGCAAATAATATTCTGGTACACAATTGTAGTTTCATTCCAGGCGACCCTATCAATTTATCCCCCAATCGCATGGATGCGAGGGTTTGGGCCATTCATGAACTCATGCTTGTTCGTAGAAAGAGAGCAGGTACTTGGGGTAGGAGAGCAGCATGAGTAATACTGATGAGAAGGTAATAAGCATTCGTGCAGCGAGAAGTTTCATATCAACAATTCTGAAAAGAACACAGTTGGCTCAACAAGCGGGTAAGACTTATGATGGTAATAGAGACCTTTATAAGATACTCGGCTATAAAAGGCTTTTAGAATTCACAGATTACCAGGATCGCTACGATAGAGGTGATATTGCTGCAAGAATTGTTGATGCCTTCCCTTTAGCAACGTGGAGAAATCCCCCAATTGTCAAAGCCGTTACAAATCATCCAACTTTCGATAAGGCTTGGTTGAAACTTGAGAAGGATTTCTCAATCTTCCATTATCTTGAGCGCAGTGATCGCCTTTCAGGCATAGGTCAGTACGGCATTCTTCTTATGGGATTTTCTGGAGGGGTTTCTCTAGATAATACCATGAAAAAGTCCTCTAAGTTAATCTATTTATCACCTTATCACCAGGGACATGCACCTATTTCTAGAATAGTTGAGGACCCTACAAATGCTCGTTTTGGTCTTCCTGAAGCGTATAAGATTACCTTAACTACTACTACTAATAACTTACAAAACACCTCAGTTTTAAGAGAGACTGAAGTTCATTGGAGTCGTATTCTCCACATAGCTGAAGGGCTTAACGAAGATGAGGTTTATGGTGCTCCTCGAATGAGTAAGGTTTGGAATCGCCTCGACGACTTGGAAAAAGTTATTGGTGGTTCTGCTGAGGCTTTTTGGAGAACCATGGATCGTGGAATTCAGTTCGATGTTGATAAGGATATGGATCTTGAGCCTGAAGAAGAAGATGCATTCACTGCTGAGATTGAGGAATACGTACATAATTATAAGCGTTATATTCGGACTAAGGGAATTACAGCAAATGTCCTTGGTTCTGATGTAGCCGATCCAAGTGGTATCTTCAGCGCCATTGTTAGTATGATTTCAGGTACTACAGGTATACCTCAAAGAATCCTTATGGGTTCTGAAATGGGACAGCTTGCCAGTTCTCAAGATGAACGAAACTTTGTTGCAAGGATTAAGGAACGACAAGAGAACTATGCGGGTCCTCGAATCCTCCGTCCCTTTGTTGAACGGTTGATTTCCACAGGAGCTTTACCAGAACCTCGCGGAGGCATTGCCTTCGAGTGGCCCGACCTTAGCATTCAGAGTCATAAAGAAAAGGCGGATGTTGCAGCTCGTATGGCCCAGGCAATTGCTAATGTTGCAAAGCATACTGCGCAGGGGGGAATGCCCCTGATTACTGCAAAAGAGTTCCGTAAGTTATATCTTGGTATTGAAGATGAAATTGATATGAAGGATATACCTAAGGTAATAAAGGCTCCGGTAGTTAAACCTCCTGTAGTAGGATAAATAGATATGAAATATGTTGAAAGTACTTCTGACCTACGCACAGTTAATAATACTATGCGTCATCAATATAAAGTATTAACTGATGTTGAGAAAGGTAACATGACAGCTATTAAAGATATTGGTTTACACTTTCATGACCATGTAACGAGTCTTGGTAATAGTAGAGAACTTTCCTTAGCTAAAACTAAGATTGAAGAAGCTGTTATGTGGACTGTAAAGCATATCACCGGATAATGCCTAAAGATGCAACTCTAGTAATGTTGTCCGGAGGACTTGATAGTACAACTTTACTATACAAACTTCTCAGTGAATCTCAAACACCAATCCACGCTCATTATGTTCACTATCAGAATACTGAAGGCAGATCTGAATGTGAAGAAATGGCAGTTAATAGCATAGTAAATTGGTGTCAGAATAATATTCGTTCTTTTGAATTCTCACGAAGCACTATGGATTTTTCATCTTTCATTAATATTCCTTGGGACTATCAAGTACTTAGTTTTATGGCAGCACAAGTTACACTGTTGCACGGAGGAATTAATCGAGTTGCGTTTGGTCTTGAGGCTAATGAAATTGATTATACTCTATGGGGATTGAACTGGACACATGGGAGGAACATTTTCGATACTGTGCATCGCCTCACGGAAGATCGAGCAGATTGGATATTTCCCATTAGTGGTATGTCAAGGGAAGATGAGTTTAAATATCTTCCCCGTGAGTTGTATGATCGCACCTGGAGTTGTAGAGTACCTTATAAAACTGACTATGTATACCAACCTTGTAAGGAATGCCGTACCTGCCTGGAAACTGAAAAACAACATCTTCCTTTTCCCTTAGGTAGACCAATCAGCGGTTATACAGTTGGAATAGCAAGTTGACAACTTCAACCACACCCATTATATTTCATTATGATCTTTGAAGAGGATATTAAATATGCCCCTTTCAAATCCAAATAAGGGTGAGTCTCACAGTGTAAGTACACTTGTCACCATTGTATGTGAAGTTGGCGATACTAGAAAAGAAACCTTCGATGGAGTTGAGCATACTGTCATTCCCGTAGTAGCAATGGTTGAGGGCGTTCGCCAAGCTGCAAATGCACCGACTCCAGAACTGGCACTTGCTTCTGAATTCGGACGTTTTCCTATTGCTTGGAATGGACGACCTGTAACCATCGATCATCCTCAAGTTCGTGGTGAAATGGTTAGTGCAAATACTCCGACGGTATTGGAAGATGTTCAAGTAGGACATATATTCAATCCGGTTGTTGAGGAAGGGAAATTGAAGATTGAAGCTTGGGTTGATGAGGCCAAGCTTAATGAGAAGGGAATTGAAATCCTACAGAAGATTAAGAATAAGGAAGTTACAGAAGTTTCGGTTGGTGTACTTGCTGAAATTGAACCTATTGAAGGTACTTTCTCTGGCCAGAAATTCAACGGAATTTGGCGGAACGTCATTCCGGATCATCTTGCCCTTTTATCTGAAGGTAAGATCGGAGCATGTTCTGTTAAAGATGGTTGTGGTACTGGACGTTTTGCTCAGTGCGTTTGTAATGAAACCACAACATTTACTACTATTGTTAATTCCATTAAGGATTTATTTAAACTACGTGGCGCTAAGGACTTAAGCGATTTTGATACCCGTGCTGCGATCCAGGCTGCGTTAGAATCTCTAAGTGAATGGGGTTTTGTTGTTGCGGTCTTTGAAAATAGCTTTATCATGGAAACATTGGACGGTACGGTTAAACGTTCCTTCAGCATTTCTGAGGATGGCACAATAATTATTGGTAATGAGTTCGTTACAGTGAGACCCGAAACTGAATTTGTAGAAGTCAAAACGGAGATGGATATGACTAAGGATAAGAAGATTGAAGCTCTAATTTCTAATACTCGAACAAAGTTTACTGATTCTCATAAGAAATGGTTGACAGGACTTGATGAAGAGCAGTTAGATCTGCTTGATGTTCCAGAGATTCCTAAGGTAGTTGGGGATGATTCTGCATCGACTCAAGCTGTTAAGGATGCGGAAATTGCTGCAGCAGCCTTAAAGGCTAAGGAAGTCAAACCTAAAACCCTTGAACAGTACATTAACGAAGCTCCAAAGGAAATTGCTGAAGTGCTTCGTTCTAGCATGGTTGAAGCTGAAAGGGTTAGGCAAGATCATATTGCAACCATCAAGGCGAATGAAGCTAATGCATTCACCGATGAACAGTTAGATTCTATGAACGCAACCTTTTTAGCCAATCTTGCTCAAATGTCTACTACAAATGATTTCTCTGGCAGGGGCGGTCCTCGTCCAAATGAGCGTAAGGTTTCAGACACCTATGCTGCAGAACCCCGTAAGCTATTTGCCAAGGCTGGCTAAGGAGATTAACAATGGCCCTTTCTCAAAAAAGTGTCCCTGATACAATTCTGTTGAAGGGATTCGACAATGCAATTTTCCACGAGGCTAATGCTGCAGTTGGCACAATCCTTCCTGGACATATTGTGGAACTTGATTCTAGTGGCAATCTTATTCTAGGTGCGACTACCAATACACTTCTCATGATTGCTCGTGAAGATGATTTGCAAGGTAATGGTATTACAGATCTCTATCCCATCCTCAACAGAGTGCTTCTGTTCTGCCCCGCTCGTGGATCAGAAGTTTATCTAATTCTCACCGACGGTCAGAATATTTCCATTGGTGAAGATGTTGAATTTGGGGTTGCAGGTGAAGTTAAGACTGCTGATGGAACTCAAGCAGTTGTAGGTACTTGCGTTGAAGCGGTTGATGCATCTGATTCAGCAGTCACGCCTCTTGCAAGTCGTCGCATTAAAATTCGTGTTGCTTAAGGAGATTTAAAAAATGCCCGATTTTCTCATTCCAAATGGTAATGGTGGCTATACTGCTCAAGGGCAGTTAGCAGACCGTTTTGCCGCAACTGGCTTTAACGTTAATGGATTACGTACACTCGACACACTTCGTAAAGAAGAATACTTACTTCTCGACGATGCAGTTATTAAGGTTGCTGAGGAGCGACTACGTGGTGTCGCAGATTTGATCGGTGCGGGTCTTACCATTGATATTCCCAATGGACTTGGAACTACAGTATTCCAATGGGAAACTCAGAGTGATATGACTCCCGCCAACGTGAATATGGATGGGGTGACTGCAGGTGATGCCGATCGTGTCAGCTTCAATCTGAATACTTTACCCCTTCCCATCATTCATAAGGACTTCTATCTTACTCGCCGTGCACTTGAGGCTAGTCGTACTCGAGGCGAGTCTTTAGATACTAGCGGTGCAGAAGCTGCTGCACGGCAAGTTTCAGAACAAGCTGAGAGTATTTTGTTTAATGGATACACTTTGACCTTTGGAGGTGGATCCTTACTCGGTTATCGTACAGCCACTAATCGTAATACTGTAAGCATCGTTCAGAATTGGGATGCTAGTGGTAAGACTGGTTCTGAAATTGTTTCCGACGTCATCTCGATGATTGCAGCGGCTCATGCTGACTTCATGTTTGGTCCTTATGTGTTGTATGTTACTGGAGCATATTGGACAACGCTTCAGAATGACTTTAAAACCAACTCGGATCGTACAATTCTAGAACGAATTCAGGCCATTGATGGCATTTCTGCAGTTCGTCCAGCAGACGCTTTAACTGCTAATAATGTCCTACTCGTTCAGATGAGTTCTGACGTTGTTAAGGAAGTCATTGGCTTACAGCCCACAGTAGTCCAGTGGGAAACTCATGGTGGAATGCGTATTAACTTCAAGGTTATGGCTATTATGGTTCCTAGACTTGGATCAGATGCTAACGGTCGAAGTGGTATTGTTCATATGTCTTAATAGTAAGAGGGGCTTAAAAGCCCCAATTACTTTTGAAAGGTTCTATAATGGTTTCGAGAACTTATACATTAAAGCCTGGTGGAAAACACCATCGTAAAGAAAAAGGTGGTGTTAAGATTTATATGCCTGGAGACAGTATCAAGTTAACTGAAAGAGAAGCTGAAGCAATCAAAGATAGGCTTGTATTTGATTTAACGCCTGGACCGCTCGTTGAAGCTAAGGCTCCAAAAGAAACATTAGAAAGCCTTGTTATGAAGCAAATTGCAGGTGGTAAATTCAATGTTGTAAATCCTTCTACTGGCAAGAATGTAAATGAAAATCCATTGACTAAAGTTGAGGCCGAAGTCCTCATTGGAGACTAGGATGGTAAAAAGTAATATAGATGTTGGTATGGAGGTAGATGCTCAGCTGACAGCAAATAGTAACATTCTTAATACCTTAGGTATGGGCACTCTTTACGAAGTTGAATGTATTGATAAGTTTGGCAAACTTAAATGGATAGAAAAAGTTCATAACCTAGTTGTTAATGAGGGCTTGAATGATGTACTTAATACGTTCTTTAAGGGCATTACTTATACCGCTGAGTTCTATGTTGGACTGATTCTTGACGAGTCGGCTACAGTACTCGCTGCAGGTGACACAGCTGCACAGAATGGCGGTACTAATGGATGGACTGAAACAGCTGCTTATACAGAAGTTATTAGAGAAGTTCTTACACTAGGTACTGTAGCTGCTCAGAGTGTTAGTAACACTGCTAATAAGGCAAGTTTTTCCATAAACGCTACAATAACAATTCATGGAGCATTTCTTATTCGGGATGCCGGAGAAAGCGCTGGTGCAGAAACTAAAAGTGGAACCAATGGCAGTTTGTTTGGAGAAGCAGCATTTAGTTCCCCACGCGCAGCGGCAAGCGGAGATACTTTGAATGTTACTGTTACACTAACGGCAGCCAGTGTGTAGATGAAGTAAACCTACCTCTATAGAAGATGATCTTTCTATTCAAGACCAACTCCATAGGTGGAATAGATGGCATTTCGTGCTTCAAACCAAATAGCTGAGAACGGTTACGCTCAGGCCAAAACGATTGCGCTAAATATCAAGGACCGCGCCTTTAGCGCGCGCACGCTCATGGCCGCCGACGTCTCATTCGATCTGGTATGGGACTTACGGAAACAGCTTTTCGTCGCGCATGATTCCTTGACGGCGATCCAGGCCATTCCGGGCATCGTGCAATATGCGAGGGATCAGGAAAATGATCAGGCCTACAGTGTCGTAGCGGAGTTTACCGCCCTAAAGGCCGCGATAGCCGCAGCCAGAGTGGAGATCGACACGGCCCTGCCCTCGAATGGCGGCGGGTATCTCTTGGCCCACAAAATTGGCATTGGCGCGACACTGGAACCCCGGACGTTCACGACAACTCAAACGGCAACAATCAGGACTACATTACTGGCGATTGAAGCCGCTGTAAGCTAATGGCCGTAACCTTTGCTGTCCTGGACCAAGGCAACTCGACCTCTGAAGGGTTCAGTACCGCCTCGATAACCTGGAGCGGCGGCATAGGTCTGATTCTCGTCGGCAGCGCCTATGGGACGTCCACCTCGGTCACTCACACAGCCACAAAGAGCGGCGACACCTGGACGACCCAAGTTAACCAGGACTATGGAGCCCGTCGTGGCGCCAGCGCGATTACCAACCTATCCCCAAGCAACGGGGTCATCACGATCACGCCTGACGACGGTGGGGGCGCAGCCCACCAGGATAGCGTGTACTTTGTTGTCGAGATCTCGGGTTCGGACGGAGTAATCCCGACCTTCGATAGCGCCGGGACGGCGACTAACGAGTCCGGCCCACAAACGATCACTTTGACCGACGTCATCCCGGCTGGTGGCGCGGCGATTTTCTTCGGCATGAACGAGAAAACCGCCGGTCACGCGGTCGATGGAGTTACCTTACTTGGAACGGTCGAGACGAGCACAAATACTCGTTCGGGCTTGCTCGGAACCACGACCGCCGACCCGACGCCAGGCCACACATGGGACAGCACCAGTAAACACGCCGAGATTGCGAGTGTCTTCGCTCCGGCTGCGGGGGGCTCTATTTTTGAAGAAGCAATAACCCTAGCACATAGTCATTCTAAAAGCTTAACAAACCTTATGACTATGGAGAATAATTTAGCATACAATCTTCAATTAAACAAATCTTTAAGTAATAATATAACTTTCGAACCAAGTATAACTTTTAACACTGTATTCGATAAAACTTTATTAGACACTATATCCTTCGAAGAAGCAATAAGTATAGGTCTTTTACTTAGCAAAACCATTACTCCTCAAACAGTCTTTGAACCTTCAATTCAGTTTGGATTAAATTTAGATTATATTCTTTCTGAAAACATGACTATAGAGGAATTAATTACACTATCTCAAAACTTGGACATTACCCTCGAACCAAATTTAATCATAGATGCTACAATAACCTTTAATGTTCTGTTCGAAGATACTGATGTTAATATTGTTACCAAAGAAGAAAATGTATCATATAATACTCAAATGGGTATTTCTATTCAAGGGAATACTACATTTGAAGGAATTACTAATTACAATATTTCTTTTGGAATGACTGTTGTTGATACTGTTCCTGTTATAGATGAAAGTATAAGTTTTGGTATTAATTTTTCAATTGAAGCTAATTCTAATATGACAATTGAAGAAATATTAACGTTAGCTGGTCAATATGCTATGAATGCTTCTTTTGGATCCTCATTAGTTAAGATCAATAAAATATCCACAGAAGCTGACTTGGATGGACTTATAACTACTGAATCTGATCAAACCAAGAGTAATAAAAGGATTCATTAATGACTGGGCAAACACTACAAAATCTTGGAACCTTTGCTAAGAGTGAGCTTCCAGAAACTCTATCAGTTACATTTAAAGACGGGGATGGTGTGATTATAAATTTAACAGGCTTTACAGCTAAGGTAGCATTTGCTGTAATAGAAGGAAATAACTCTACATTAGGGTCTGGTACTGTTGAAATTCCTTCTCCTGCAACGGATGGAATAGTAACTTATGCTTGGCATAGCAATGATTTTTCAGAAGTTGGTTTATTTCAAATTCAACTATGGGTGGATGATGGTACTAATACTCTTGCTTCTGAACTTTTTCAATATGCGGTTGAGGCAATTACTGTTGTACCTACATTCGCATAAGTGAGGATAAACTTATGGTTAATAGAGTTACTAATCTGGAAGTTAAAGAAATAATAACTACAGATAAAGTAGACATTCAACCTTATATAACTGCAGCTAATTTACTTGTTACTGACGTTCTCGGCTCTACTACTAATATCGTCGCCGCACAGTTGAAGGAAATTGAACGGTGGCTTGCAGCTCACTTCGTTGCAATGGCGGGTAATGATACTGAAATTGGTGAAATACTTGAAGATGAAATTGGAGAAACTAGAGTTAAGTATGCTGCTAGTTCAACTTCACTTAATCTCAGCTCTTCTCGTTATGGTAAGCAAGCTATGCTTCTTGATACTACAGGAAAACTTGCCAGTCTCGGTAGGGGTCGTGCTGTTTTTCGAGCAGTAGGGATTACTTTAACGTGAGCGACTATTGGAAAATTCCAAAAATTTGGGAAGGCGTTACCTGTTTCATTCTGGGTGGGGGACCTTCATTAAGTAAGGTCCCTTTTTCACGACTCTATCATCGTAGAGTGATTGCAATAAATGATGCTTACAAATTCCACCAATGGGATTGTATGTATTTTAAAGATGAAGGTTGGTTCTATCGCATGGCCCATAAGTTTGGAGACGATACTAGAACCAATGAAGAGTGTTTGAAGAATTTTACTGGACTTAAAGTTACTAATTGTATGACTTTATTAAACAAACCGGGTTTAAAGGTCCTCCGTCGAGGTCAACCTATGGGTATTGAAATAAATGAAGATTCTATTAATCAAGGTTCTAATGCTGGACAAGAAGCAATAATTCTAGCGATAAGATTGGGGGTTGCAAAAATTATTTTATTAGGCTATGATATGCAGGTAGTAGACGGACGACATAACTATCACTCAGACCATACGAGAGTTATTCCAGAACACGTTTATGCAGATCAGTTCATTCCAAGGTTTAAGGAACTTAATAGACTTGCCCTCGAACGAAATGTTGAAATTGTGAATTGTACTGAGGGGTCAGAACTTAAGGAATTTTCCTTTGGAAAGTTGGACGATTATCTTTAATTATGTTGTTAATGGAATGACAATTTAATAATGCAAACTATACAAGGTCAAAGGTGGATAATATGTTGTCCTGTATGGAATGGGCCATATAGAGATATTTTTATAAATGGTTCATTACCCGCTACACTATATGCAATAAGGGAAGCTGGGGTAAGAGCCACTTTCTGTATATACACTGATCAAAAATTTCCTAGAAATATATTTGAAGAACATACTGTAGAACACTATGGGATTCCTGTTGCTAACCGACACCACTACTCTTTAATAAAAGCTCATAGACATACTCTAGAACGAGCTAAGGATGGTAATAGAGTATTTCTATTAAATGCTGATATTGCATGTAGTAAAGAATCTGTAGTATTTGCTGAATCTGTATTTGCTCAAGGATATAAAGCTGTAATTTCGATAGGTATTAGAACTTTATGGGAAGGTGAAGCTCCTATCGGGTTGAATGCAAAGGATACGTTACAGTGGGCTTGGGATCATAAGCATCAACTAATAAAAGATTTAATATGGGGGAGTGGTAGAAGTGTGCATTCAACTATGTTATTCTTCGAATCTTCCAGTAACGTCGTATTACATGCATTCTATCCTTATCCAATAATGTTAGTAAAGGATCGCTCTTTCGACTTCAAGCGAACTATTGATGGAGACCTCGCTTACAATTACAAGCCGGAAGAATTGTATTGGACATTAAATAGAGAGTGTAGTTTTGCAGAACTTAGTTTATCTACGAAATTTGTAGAATCTAATGTTCTAATGACAGTACCTAATATGAAGGCTCACGTTATACGTCGGAAATATAAGCAATGGCATTTAGATGCGCTGCGAAAACAATTTAGAATCATTGGAGACGATCCTACACCCTTTGCAAATGAAACAGTGGAAGAAATTCTAGATGGCCTTAGTGGCGTATTATGATCTTAAGTTAAATCCTCCCACATTCAGCTTCTTGGATTTCCTACTAGCGGCTGAAGTGGAAAGGATTGAACTTAAGGAAGATGAACTTGATGTTAAGATTCTTCTTGGTCCAGAAGAAGGATTCAGAAAAGATGATCGTCCACCGTTTGGGGCGAACGAACGCTTTCGCTGGCTTAGAAATATAGCTATGCCTATGCCTTTGTTGCTTAAGTCATGTCGAAAAGCTGCTGAGATAGTTAATAGAGTTTACGCTACTAACGAACCAGAATTTGGCAGAGACACATACACTGCACCATTCAATTTAGCTATGGAAGCAGCGAAGAAGGATATTTTCCCATTCGAGGCTGACGAAGGTTTAACCGAATCCTTTAAAGAAATATATGGACAGTATATAACAATAACACTTTGTGAACGATCGTGGAGACATACCCGTAGATCAGACATTAACGAGTGGATTAAAGTATCTGAGGAGATAGAGAGTACCAGTGCGTTTAAAGTAGTATTCATACGTGATGTTGGCGAAGATGATAAGGGTCAGCTCCGTAATTTCCACACAGATCATTTGTCCGCAAGGCATCTTACTGCCAGAGCAGCATTATATTCTGGTGCGGTTAGTAATATAGGTGTAGCTGGAGGACCACTTTGGTTTTGCCTATTCCTTGGAGTACCTGCTATCTTATTCCATTTAATACATGAACATAGAGCACAAACTCCAAGAGCTTGGACTTCTTATGGATTAGAGCCCTATTCTCAATTTCCAAATGCACGGCCTGGGCAGATCTTAGTGTGGAAGAAGGATAATGCAGATATTATTCTTGATTCACTAAAACGAGCTGGAGTCTTACATCGTGGGTGACTTTTTTACAGATGATGAACTTACCATAACTTTAGAATTATCTCATGGACTCATAGTATTAGAACTGTGTAGTGGATCAGATACACTAACTACAGCAATATCACAATCTGCACTTTATATCACTGTAGTAGATAAGTCTTTATCAGCCTATATGCCTGGTATCGAGTTCATAGGAGATATACCAAATAAATACTTTCATATAGCTTTCGTTAATGTGAATACGTCTGACGAAACTTACTGGGCACTGTCGCGTATAAAAGCACCTACATTAGTTTTGTTCAATACAGAATGTGAAGAAGTACTTAATATGATAACTAGATTTAATCTGGTATTGGTTAAAGATTTTGCTACAGAAAATGCAATGAAGTTATATAAAAGATGATTTCAATTATCATGCCTTATTGGGATAGACAAGACTTACTAGATGCTAATCTAGCAAGAATGAAAATTCTATATCCACATTATGACTTGGAAATTCTTATTATCAATGATGGTTGGCAGGGGAAATATGTTGTAAAGGATACATATCCTTGGAGAATTCGTATCTACGATATGCCGGATAAGTTAATTGCTAAAAACTCATGCGTTCCTTTGAATATGGGAGTTGAACTTGCCAATGGGGATATCATTGTTTTAACTAATCCTGAAGTTATCCAACGCCAACCAATCTTAGACGGTATGGAAGGTGAATTAAAAAAGCTTGGTAAACGGGGCTACGTTGCAGCTTCTGTTTGGGATGTTGAGGGTAGCAAATGGCTTTGTCATACAAGCCATCGTACGCATATTACAGTACCTGCTAATGCTGGCCTTCCTCTTTTCTCAATGATGTATAAAGAATTCTTCCAAAAAGTAAAGTTCAATGAATGTTATAGAGATGGTTTTGCATTTGAAGATAATGATTTTCTTTGGCGGCTTTGGGAAGTAGAAGCTAAATTCAAAATCTGTGATGATCTTACTGTGAATCATTACGCTACTAAAACGGATTGGCCTTCAGGAAGTTGGGAAAGAAATAAAGAAATCTTCAGGAATAAGTGGCTACCAATAGGAGACTTGAAAAGTGAATGATCCAATCTTAATAACGGGTTGCGCACGTTCTGGCACCAGTATGATTGCAGGCATATTCAACTTATGCGGTGCTTTTGGAGGAGATATGAGAGGAGCAACTTCCTACAATTCTAAAGGTATGTTTGAGAATAAGTATATTGTAGATGAAGTTGTTAAACCTTACTTGAGTCGTATGGGCTCAGATCCTATGGGGCAATATCCTTTACCGGATCAAAGTAGAATTAGTCTTATGCCCAATTTCCGCAGCATTATTATGAATGTGTTTATGGATCAAGGTTATAAAGAAGGTCCTTGGTTTTACAAAGGCGCAAAAATGTGCCTTGTGTGGAAATTGTGGAATGATGCCTTTCCTAATGCTAAGTGGATTATTGTTCGAAGGCCAGATGAGTCCATCATTAAATCCTGCATGAATACTCCTTTCATGCGAGCTTATACAGATAATGACGGCTGGCAAGGTTGGGTAGATTATCATAAAGATAGATTTGAAGAACTTGAATCTTTAGGTGCCCTGCCCATTTGGTCTGACCTTGTTATTAAGGGGCAATTCAATGAAATTAAATATGCTGTAGAGCAATGCGGTCTTGAATGGAATGAAAATGCTGTTGAAGATTTTGTAGATAAAACTTTATGGAATTATTGATATAACTTTTCTGATGAAGTACCTTTGTACTTGACAACTTCGGCTAGTTATATAAACATACTTATATAGTTTAATGTTATTAGTGGATTAAGAGATTGACTTTTCTCACTAGACATTTAAAACAAACTGCTACATATTGGGCTGTATCTGGAGTAGATTCATTTGGTGATGCCAGTTTTACTTCTCCTACAGCATTATTAGTTCGATGGGAAGATAGAACTGAAATGTTCATTAATGCTGATGGGAAAGAAGAAAAGTCCAAAGCTGTAATTTTCTTATCCATTGATATTAAGCTTGGAGATTATATATATTTAGGAACATCTGTAGTTAGTGATCCTACCACAGTGGATGGAGCACACATTATTAAGAATTTCAGTAAAATTCCAGGTCTGGGCGGTGATAAATTTGAACGGCGAGCAATAGTTTGAGTAAAAATACACCTCAAGATGTAGCTACTTTCCTTTCTGCTGCGGGTATTGGACTTACTCTAGGTACGAATTTATTCCTAGGTTCTCCAAAAGACAGTAGAGGAAATATTCCTAACAATTCAGTGTTCATTCTTGGAGGTTCTGGAGCAAGACCAGAAAGAACAATGGGGGAAGTTTCAGAAATTCGTAGACCTATAACTCATGTTAGGTTGAGATATAATAAGTTTCAAACAGGCGATACCATGGCTAGGTCTATTCAGGATACGCTGAGAGCTGCTTCCATATCTGGCTATCTCGATGTAGTTGCACTTCAATCAGAACCTCAAAACCTTGGAAGTGATATGGAAGGACGATATCTTTGGAATATAGGATATCAACTTTCATTTGAGGATTCAGCATGACTTTTGAATCAGAATTTCTAAAGCCTATGGAAGCTGAGATTGAAGTTAAGATACGTCGCAGAACCAAAGCTGCTAAAATTGAAATTGCTAGACGAGCCTATGAATTTATAAATCTTCGATGGCCTAGGGATACGGGATGGTCTGTTTACAATAATCGAATTACAATTAATTCTGGAGATTTCATACTTGATCCTCCTGAACGACCTGGTAAGCGGGGAGCTTTAGTTAATGCAGCAACTAATGAAAATGCTCGGGAATTGGATAAGTTAGAGTTCTCCAAAGTTCGTTTTGATGATACAGTTCGTATTGGTAATGCTGTGCCTTATGCTGCAGATGTTGGTAATGAACCAGGCAATGGCATTAACATATATGCCGAGTCTCTTCGAGAAGCAGCATCTTCTGTACTGTCTGAAATAGCAAGTGGTGCTATTCCAAGTAAAGGACCCAGATTTAAGGGACGTTAATTATGGCTAAATTTATACTTAAGAATGCAAATGTTCGCTTCAATGAAATTGATCTGACAGGTTTACTCAACAGCATAAATATGGATCATACTGTTGAAGCTAAAGATGCTGATACATTTGATATTAGCAGTAAACGTAGATTACCTGGTCTTGAATCTATTAACGTATCTCACAATGGTTTTTGGGATAATGCTAATAGTGAAGATTTGGAAATGTTCAGTATGCTTGGCAACGGACCTTTAATATATTCCGTTACTCCAGAAGGTAATACTGTTGGAAATATTGCATATACATTAAAGGCACAAGAAGCGCAATATTCTCCCGGTGCTGCTATTGGAGAAGTATTCGGATTTAATTTAGATTTGCAAAGTACAGGAAATTTAATTCGAGGCAGACTCGGTGCAACCGGAGCAAAAGTAGCAACCGGTAATGGTAGTGCATTATCACTAGGTGCTGTTTCTTCTACACAGTCCTTATATGCATCGCTTCATGTTATTGGAGCTTCGGCAGATACTCTAGATGTTACAATTGAAAGTGATGATAATTCTGGTTTCACTACCGCTGTAGTCAGGGGTACATTCACACAAGTTACCTCTATACCCACATCTCAGCAAATAATCGTAGCAGGTCCTTTTACAGATACTTTCTGGAGAGTTGTTTGGACTCTTGGTACTGCAGGACCTTATACAATTTTCGTAGTCGTCGGTATTCGTTAAGGAGTTTTAATCATGGGTAAGTTCGTTCTCAAAGACGCCAGAGTTGAAGTTAATGCTATTAATCTTAGTGCCTTTGTGCAAAGTGTCACTATGAATGTTAATCCTGAAATTCAAGATGCTTCAACTATGGGTACTACCAGTCGTATTAGACTTGCAGGTCTACTTGATTGGAGTGTTGATGTTACCTTTACTCAGAATTTCGATTCTGCCTCTGTAGACGCCACACTATTTGCTATTATTAATGGGGGAGTTGCTGTTGATATCAAGGTTAGACCAACTACTGGAGTTGTCAGTCCAACTAATCCTGAATACAGTGGTAATGTTATGTTATCGACTTATCAACCTGTGGGTAATGCCATTGGTGAGACTGCTACTATTAATGCATCTTTCCAATCTTCTGGAGATCTTACCCGTGCAACCGCTTAAGGAGATTTAAAGTGGATCTGAAAAAAGAGTTCTCTACTAATGAAAAACTTGAGTTAGATGGTGTTTGGGAAGAAATTGATGAAGGTGCAAGATTACTTATTGGTAGAGCCTTCAATGAGAATTTCACTCGTACTTGGCGGGGATTACCTGCAGGTGTACGACGACGTATTGACAAGGGCACCATTTCTCAGAAAAAGGATACCGAACTCTTTTCAGAATTAATTGCTAATAGTATCCTTCTAGACTGGGAAGGATTAACTGATAATGGTGAGTTATTAGTTTATTCTAAAGAAGTTGCTAAGAAAATGCTAATACAGTATAAAGAATTTCGTTCACTAGTTTGGGAATTGGCTAATGATGCTCAGTTGTTTAAAGACGTTGAAATGGAGGATGACGTAAAAAACTAACTGAGCTTCTCCGTTGGGAACTGAAACATAATGCTGATATTAGAGAAGCTTCTCAAAAAAGATCAGAACTAACGGGGGAGCCTGATTATATTGAAGAACTTAAACCAATTCTTGATATAGTTCAAGATGAGATATGGCAAGTTTATAAAACGTTGCATAGAGATCGACAAACTTCAATGGGGCCGATACCTATTACCTCTAAAGCAATCTATGGTTTATGCAATGCAATGGGGTATGTGGCAGAAGAATTTCTAAGACCAGTTACTGAATTAGATGACATTTGGCTTGAGTGGTATGCAGAAGAACAAAAGAATAAGAATTAATAACTCTGTGAGACTATAAATGGCTAATCCTACAATCACAGTTGAAGTTAAATCTATTGGTGCAAATCGAGTTAAGAAAGAACTTGATGGTGTAACTGCATCTGCACTACAAACTTCTAAAGCTACTGAAACTATGGCTAATAAATCTGCAAGACAGAAACTTCAATTAGTTAGAGTTGGGGAAGCTTTAAAAACCTTAGATCAGCGCTTGCGTCAAGCTGGTGCAGGAAGTAAAGCCCCTCAATTACTTGGTACTGTAGCAATACATCTTAAATCTGTTGATAAAGCAGCTAAAACAGGATCTTTATCTGTACAGCAATTAACGCATATACTGGAATCTATAGCACGTACTACTGGTAAAGCTAATAGATCAATGAGAGAATGGGCTAAAGAAACTAGAGATGCTAATAAAGCTGCTTTTGTTCTTAGAACTAGAGTAGATAAAGTAGCTACATCTATGATTGGTGGAGCTAGAAGTACAGGAAAAGCTGCAGAAAAAACTAAAGACTTTAAACTCAGAATGTCTGAATTAGCGCGTTCTGCTAGTCTTGCTCTTGGTCCTCTGAATGGGGTTGCTGCTCGTATTAATGCATTTAGTGGTTTAGTTGGTCAAGCTAATCTACGAGTAGCGGGATTTATTGGGGCTCTTGTTGGTTTTGGAGGATTGTTGTTTGCAGCTAAGAAAACCGCAGCCGCTCTTGACGAAACTAGAAAATCTGCAGAGACTATAGGACTTAGTATAAGCGCCTTCCAAGAATTAAGCTTTGTAGCCAGCCAAGCTGGGATTCGTACAGATTCCTTTAAATCTGCTATGGAGTCATTTTCTCGTAGACTTGGAGATGTTAGAGAAAGAACTGGACAAGCTGCAAATGCTTTTAGAAACTTATTTGGTGAACTTAGTGGTGTGGAAGAACTCGATGTTGAAAGTGCTTTTCTTGCTACTGCTGATGCAGTTAGTAAAATTGAAGATCCCGCATTACGTGCATCTATAGCAGCAGATTTGTTCAATCGAAGAAATCTTCGTATGGTTAAAGTATTAGAGCAGAGTTCAACAGGAATTGAAACTGTAAGGAAAGAAGCACGAAAGTTAGGTATTATACTTGGAGATGAACTTTTTGCACAATCAACTCTTACAACTGACAGTCTTGACAAAATGGGACGAGTTATTGTAACAAATCTTCAAAGAGCCATTGTTCCGTTTATAACCTTCCTTGAAAAGTTATCAATAGTTGTAGTTAGGCTTTCCCCCCAAATTGAGAAATTGAATAAAGCACTTGTTCCTTTAGGTACAACTTTATTTGGCCTGCTAATTGGTGGTATAGCGGGTAAACGAGGCCGTATACTTGGTGCTGTATTGGGTCTTGGTGCAGGGGTAGCTATACAATTTGCTGAAACTATATCAAAAGGTATTGATATTTTTCTTAAAAAAATGGGAAGTGATGTGGCAGCTGGTAAATTACCCAATGATCCCTTAGCTAATTTATTTAGAGAAGGTTTATCTAATGTACTTCCTTTATTACAAGAATTCCTTAGTATTTTTATTGTTACTAATGAGGAAGTTACAACTCTCAGAAATAGTTTAGAGAAATTAGACGCTAATCAACTAGCAGGACCTAAAAAAACAATTGAAGATTTCAATAGAGGCTTACAAGATTCTATAAAAAATGTTGAACTATTAATATCTCAAGATTCGGTTTCCATAGCCATAGGACAAAGCGGAGATAAAGTTGATAAACTCCTCCGTGGTTTTACTTTGGCAGAGCAAAGAGAACTTGCAAAAGATCTAGGTTTTCTAAAAGATGACCAAACAGGTATTGGTGATGAAATTAAACTTAAAGAATTCTTGAATAATTTATCTTTGACTGAAAACTCTGTAAATCAATTAGGTACATCATTTACTAGCACTCGATCCGCTTTAGAGCAATTCAATCAAGAAACTGAACGATTAGAAGTATTAAAAGCCTTACTTGATCGTGGTACATTCGAAGATTTTAATGGTAACTTAGAAAAAACTACTACAGCACTTGAAAGGGATCTTGAAAAAGTACGCAGATCTTATTTAGAAACTACAGAAGACTTTAAATTTATAGAACGTAGTTTTAGAGATTTTGGAGACACTTTAGGAGAAGTGTTTCGTGGCGCTAAAAAACCAATTGAAGGTTTTAGAGAATTCCTTAAAACCGTCGTTGATGATCTTATCGACACTATTATTCGGTTGAAAGTTATTAATCCTATTCTTAATGAAATTTTTGGATTTAGTTCTCAGCAATCCGGTGGTGGGGGTTTCGATACTAGCTTTCTTGGAACAGTGATAAAAGGTATTGCGGGAGGAGTGGCTTCTGGAGCTGGCGGTGCAGGCGCAGGCGCAGGCGGTACTGGACTTTCTTTTGCTGCAGATGGTGCATCAGCACGTGGAGGCCAGCCCTTCATCGTTGGGGAGAAAGGTCCAGAGTTATTTGTGCCAACAGGTTCGGGTTCAATAGTTCCAAATGGAGCCTTTGGTGGAAATAGACAAGTAACATTCGTACAAAATATCAATGTCAGTCCTGGCGTACCAGAAGCTGTTCGCAGAGAAATTCAAGTTCTCCGACCCATGTTACAGGCAGATGCAGTAAGAGCTGTAGCATCTGCTCGCAGTCGAGGTGGTCGTATAGGTAAAGCCTTAGGAAACTGATATGACTACACTTTCAATGCCAGTAACTCCAAAACTCTCACGTGCACGATGGGGATTGCAATCTAATACTAGAGTTTTCACGTCATCCTTTAATAGATTTGCACAGACACAAGAACTTGGTGGAGCACGTTGGACAGGAACCTTTACATTACCAGCTATGAAGGTTGCATCAGCAGATGCCTGGACCGCCTTCTTGTCACAATTGTTAGGAAGCTCTGGTAGGTTCTTCGGCTTTGATCCACAGAAGACTTCTCCTAGGGGTTCTGCTTTAGGCACACCATTAGTAAGTGGTGCATCACAAACTGGTAAGTCACTCATAACAGATGGTTGGAACGCTGGAGAGTTAGGATTATTATTAGCTGGAGATTACTTTCAAGTTGGAACTGAACTGAAAATGGTCACTGCATCTGTAGATAGTGATAGTGCGGGAGTTGCAACAATAGCATTTACTCCTGCACTTCGAAATAGCCCAACTGATAGTGCTTCTATTATAACTACAGATCCTGTATGCATAATGAGACTGATAGATGACGATCAGTCTATTTGGGATCAGGACCCCTTATTCTACGGCATTACATTCTCAGGTGTTGAGCATATAGGTACATGAGTAGAAACGCTACAGCACTTACACTTGCAGAGACTTCTGCAGATGTATCTAGACCAGTCGTATTTGTAGAATTGGATTTTGCAACGGGGACTTATGCTCGGTATAATAGTACAGATCGAGATTTGTTATTTGATTCCGGAGGAGGTAATGTTAACTTCATAGGCGCTGGTGATTTAGGTAGTATGTCCAGTGTTGAGGAAACTAGAGATTTACAGGTAACTGCAATTACCTTAACTCTATCAGCTATAAATGCAGCTAATATATCTTTAGCCTTTCTTCCTTCTCACGGACGACCAGGAAAAGTTTGGTATGGATTTCTAAATGCTAATTATGCCATTATAGTTAATCCTACTCTTATATATTCGGGCTTTATAGATAATAACAGTATCATACTAGGTCAGAGTGGTAGTATATCAGTAAAACTGAACAATCGTTTTTCAGAATGGTCTAGAATAAAAGCTGTACGTTATACTAGTGAAGAACAACAAAATTTATTTCCTGGAGACAAATTCTTCGATTTTATGCCTCAAATGGTTGAGAAGAATTTACTGTGGGGCGTTGCAACTAATATTCCGGTTGAGCCAGGTGAACCACACTTCAGGCCCGCGGGAGAAAATGGTCCCGGAGCAACTGCACCCTTTGGTTCAATGGGAGAACGTCCTGGTGGGGAGTTTGGACCTATTGATATTGCTACAGGTAGACCCGTTAGTGCAGGACCTGGACCTGATCCTCAAGGTGCTGACGCTGGAATCGGTGGAAATTCAGATCCAGGTCAACGCGGTGGTGGAGTAGATATTTAATGATAGATAGACAAGTTACTTGGCTTAGGAATTTTGAAGAAACCTTATCTCTTTATAAAACCACTGATTTTGTTTGGGGAGAGTCAGATTGTGCTTTGTTCGTATGTGATTGTTTGAAAGCTATCTACGGAAAAGATTTTGCAGCAAGTTTCCGAGGGCAATATAAAACTGAATTTAAAGCTCTCAAGTTATTAAAGCAATTTTCAAAAGCTGGACTTTTAGAAACTATAGATAAAATCGTAGTGGAGAATGGAGGAAGGATTGTACAAAATACTTATGCCGAAATAGGAGATGTAACTTATGGACCTGCCTATAATATGGGAATAGTTGTGGGAAGTCAATTTGCTTTTATGTCTCCAAAAGGATTTGCAACTTTAGATATTAAAGAAGCAGATCAAATTTGGACCCTTAAATAATGCCTCAATTTGCAATATCAATAGCTATTAATATTGCCATAGCTATAGCTTTAGGCTTTATTTCAAGACTACTTGCACCTAAGTCAAATGATAATAAAGATCGCTCTGGAAGGCAACGTATTGTAAGATCTTCCATTGCCCCTCGAACATTCATTTATGGAGAGCAAACAGTATCAGGAGTACTTACTTTTGCTGATACTACAGGAACTGATAATAATGTATTATTCTTAGCTATTACTCTAGCTGCGCATCAGTGTCAATCTATAACAGATATTTATTTCAATGATACAGTTATTACTGTTGGAGAACGAGATGCCGGTGGAAATGTTTTTTCAGGACCTTATGCGGGAAAAGCTCAGATAATTATTCATCTTGGAACGACTACTCAAACTGCAGATCCTACATTGGTAAGTTTATCTGAAGGTAGGTGGACCTCAGCACATCAAGGTAAAGGTATATGTTATATTGTTGTGAGACTTATTTGGGACATTGATGTATATCCCACAGGCATACCTAATATTCGTGCCAGAATTAAAGGGAAGCAAGTTTGGGATCCTAGACTTACTCCTGGAATTCCAGCAGTCAAGTCATACTCCACTAATCCAGCTCTATGTCAATTAGATTTTCTAATGGATGCTACGTCTTATGGGGTACCAGTTACAGAAATACATGAAACTAGTTGGAATCTAGCAGCTAATATTTGTGATCAAAGTGTAGCACTCCGTGTGGGAGGTACAGAACCCAGATATGTTTGCAATGGTGCTTTTCAATTAGACGATGCTTTAAACGACTTGATGGAAGATATTTTAACATCAAGCATTGGTTCTATAGTATTCCAACAAGATAAATTTTATGGATATGCTGCGGCGGCAACGGTTGCAACTGACACTATTACTGAATCTGATATAATAGGAGACATTGAGGTAACAACTCGTACATCTAGATCCAGTTTGTTCAATGCTGTACGAGGTGTTTACAGTGATGAAACTAATCAGTTCTTATCCAACGATTTTCCATCTATAACTAATGCATTATACCAATCGGAAGATAATGGAGAAAGACTGTGGCTTGACATAAAACTACCTTTCACAATAGGATCTGAACGGGCGCAGAGAATAGCCAAACTGACTTTGGATGCAGCAAGGCAAGGCATAACTGTTAACTTAAACTTACGTCCGAATAAATTTACTCTAGCTCCTATGGATACGGTTACAGTAACCATTACAGATCTTGGTTGGAGTGCTAAGAAATTTAGAGTACTTACATGGAACCTTAATCCAGATGCTACAATTAGCATTACTATTCAAGAAGAAGCAGATTCTCTATACACACTTAATCTTAATGATATTGTCTTAGTCGATCCCGCACCTGATACTAATTTACCTAATCCAACTTTCATAAATCCTTCCAGTGCACCTACAATCAGTGAATCCTTATTTACAACCAGAACTGGAGGGGGTGTAAAGGCTAAAATTACTTTTTCTTGGGAAGCTTCAAGCGGACCTTTTTTGAGAGAATATCAACCAGAGTATAAATTAAGTTCAGGCACAGTGTGGACTTCCCTGCCAAGAACCAATGAACTTACAACTGAGATTTTTGACATAGTTCCTGGTTTATATGATTTCAGAATTAAAGCTATTAATACCTTAGGTGTGTCTAGTGCGTATGCCACAAGAAATAAAAAACAAATCTCAGGTTTACTAGCTCCCCCTACAGCATTGCAAAATCTCACAATAGCTTCGATAGGAGGTTTTGCTATATTGCGATGGGACTCTTTAACAGAGTTAGATGTAATTGAAGGGGGTTTTATAGAGTTTCGTCATTCGAAGAATGCTTCTACTGCAACGTGGTCAGCAAGTGTCGCTATAGGTCAAGCTGTTACTGCAAGACAAACTTCTACAATTCTACCTATGAAACCTGGGAGTTATCTTGCTAAAGTTGTTGACTCATCTGGAATTAAATCTACGACAGCTGTTAGTGTTTCTACTAATGCAGCAGAGCTTCTTACTTTTGCAAATCTTCATACATTCAATGAAGCCCCAACTTTCCCAGGTACGAAGACTGATGTTGCCGTATCGGGTTCTAATCTTCGACTTGACAATGCTGGTAAGTTCGATGACATTGCAGACTTAGATTTATTACTTGATGACATTGACGCTTCTAGTGGTATTTTAGTTAGTGGTACTTATGACTTTAGTAATGTTCTTGATCGAGGAGTTGTTGATAGATTTAGACTCCGTACTGTACTGGACGTTGTTGTGACAAATCAACTAGATCAATTCGATGATCGAGATGCTTTGTTAGATGATTGGGAAGATTTTGATGGAGTTGATGTTGCAGTTGCAACAGTTGAGATTTGGGCTCGAGAAACTGATGATGATCCTGCAGTGTCCGGACCTTCGTGGTCTGATTGGTTTAGAATTGATTCTGCTGAAGTTGAAGCTAGAGGTGTTGAATTTCAAGCTAGATTGTCAACTACGGATACTGCTTATAATATTGAGATTAGTCAACTAACTGTAGAAGTTGACAATGTAACTGGAGTTTAAATCTATGGCTATTCATGATTATGATATAGAAAATGCTAGTGGTGCTTCGGTAAGAGCAAATGTGAATTTAGTATTGGATGCTATAGTATCGCTCAACTCAAATGCACTAGAACCAACAACAAAGTTTGCGTATATGTTCTGGGCAGATACTACTAATGCATTGCTGAAACAACGTAATGCTGCAAATACTGCTTGGATTATTATTGGTGCACTTAGAACATCGAATATATCTTCTAAGAGTACCGGATTTACCGCTGGACTGTCAGACTTTGGAGTTCTTTTCAACTGTACGAGTACTTTTACATTAGATGTAACTGCTGCTGCAACGTTAGGTGCCAATTTTTGGTTTATCGTTAGGAACTCAGGTACAGGTGTAATAACTATTGATCCTAACAGTACTGAAGCTATTAACGGTAGTACTACTTTACCCGTTTTTCCTGGAGAAGAAGTTACAGTCTATAGTGATGCGTCTAATCTTATTGCTACGGGTAAGGTAAATCCAGCTTTTCATGTCTGGCGGAATGGAGCCGTTGCTTTTGGTACAGGATCTTTTGCTAAGGTATCTTTCAACACAGCAGAATTTGATATAGGAAGTTATTTTGATATTGTTACCAATAGCAGATACATACCTCTTATAGCTGGAAAGTATTTTCTTACTGGTCACGTTGCTTTTGATGCTAATGCGGGATTTAATGGAAATGTCGCTTTGGTTGATTTGTATAAGAATGGTGTTTCAGTAAAACAAGGTTCACGATCTGCAAGTGGGGGTACGGATTCTCCTGCTCCAATAGTCTCAGCTGTTGTAGAAGCTAATGGTTCCACAGATTATTTTGAAATCTTTGCGTTTCAAAATTCAGGAACAACAGTGAATATGACAGGTACTAAAGTTTCAAACTATTTTTCTGGCTTTCGTATAGGAGCTTAACTGATGGATAATCTTGACTTAAGAGTACGGGCATTAGTGCCTGAAGCAGAAAATCTCAAGGATTTTATCGTAATCGATCGTCGTGACGGTACTGGTGAGGTCCTCGAAAATTGGTCACATGCTTCGCCGCAACCGAGCAAAGTACAATTGTCAGCTGTCTCTCAAGTACAAATGGATCAGGTAGTCGATAATGATGTAGAAGTTCGCGCGGCAAAAGAAATTGATGAATCGAAGATGCAACGTATGTTATTTGAAGTCAACTTCGATCAAGAAAATCGTATCCGAGCTTTAGAGGGTAAAACTGTCATTACCAAAGCTACATATAGAACGGCCCTCATAGCAAAGTATAAAGCATTTTCTTAATAAAGTTTCCTATATTCAATAATTAACCCAATGTTATTTGCAGTATTTATTCCACTTTTCATTCCCTCTGAAATGCCCAGATCTAGATAAACTGCAACAAGATCAGCTCGCTCCATCCAAGCCCATCCAGCTTTTATTCCTAAAGCTCGTTCTTCCATATCATTATCATTGAGCGCTCCAGTGTAAAGAAGATGTGACGCGAAGGGAGCTTCTCCATGATTTAAGGAATCCTTTATCGCAGCATGAGCATAGCGTAAATTTTTCTCTAAGTCTCCGCGAAAAGGAGATTCTATAATGACGAGTTTCATTCGCATGTTTTCCTTCCAGATTCAGGATCAAATACACAAGATTCTCCATTTGTTTCTTTTTCTTTAACTGAAGTACTCTTCATAATTCCCTTTCTCTTACCGTCTACACTGAAGGTTGAACATCCCTTACATCCTGATTGCCAAGCATCAAAATAGATGTTCTTAAAGTCTTCCCAAGATACACTTGAATCCACAGTACAAGTTTTACTAACTGCACTATCTACATACTTTGAAACAGTCTTAAGAATTCCTAAGTGATCACTAACCGAACATTCAATTGAGCGTTTACCTCGAACTCCTAAGAATTCATAACCATAATCGGGTATACGGTAGTGCTTAGGTCCTTCAAAAGTCAATACATCTCTTTCATATTCATAATCAAAGACAGGCTCTATTCCTGAAGAAACATTATCAGCACTTAATGATATAGTACCAGTTGGGGCAATAGAAATTAGATGACTATTGCGTATGCCAAACTTCTTAATAATATTACGAGTTTCGGGTTCCAGAGTTTTTATAAACTTGCCCTTATTATAAAGATTAGGATCATACATTGGAAATGATCCTTTTTCCTTAGCAATAAGAGCAGAAGCTTGATATATTGTGTTGGTGAATAGTTTCATTAATTTATCAGTAAAACGAACTGAAGCTTCAGATCCATATGGATAACCGAGAGCTTCTACCGTATTGGCCAGTCCAGTAATACCAAGTCCCATTCTACGCTTATTCTTTGCTTCTCGACGTTGTAATTCAAGAGGATAAATTGCAACATCAGTAACATTATCCATTGCACGGACTATGATTGGTAAGTCATCTACTAACTTGTCCCACTCGAAGGAGTAACCTTTAGTATTTAAATCATCTCCAATGTAGGTGTTAACATCATTAAGATATTTAACGAGATTGACTGATCCCAATAAACAAGCACCGTATGGAGGTAAGGGTTGCTCACTACAAGGGTTTGTTGCATCAATTCTTTCACAGTAATAAAGATTATTCATCTTATTAATTGTGTCTAGAAAAATAACACCGGGTTCTGCATAGTCCTTAGTGGAACGCATGATCTGCTCGAACAGAGTCCGTGCATCAATACTTTTATAAATGCGACCATTAAATCTTAAGTTAAATTTATTACCCAATGTTACGGCTTGCATGAATTCATCAGTAATTCCAACTGAAATGTTGAATTGAGTCAATTTATCGGAATTTTGTTTTTCCCTGATGAATTCTTCAATGTCCGGGTGATCTACCCGTAAAATACCCATTTGTGCGCCCCTACGATGCCCTGCGGACGCTATTGTACGACATGCCGCATCGAATATGTGCATGAATGAAACCGGCCCTGACGCCAATGTATCCATTGACTCTATTAAATCTTTACGGGGACGCAGGCGGCTGAAGTCATAACCAACACCTCCTCCCATTCTCATAGTGTGAGTTGCTTCACAAAGCCTCGCCATAATACTACCATTTTCAAGGAACTTGCCTGTTTCCAAACCTGCCAGGAGTGTATCTTCCACAGTTCCACTAACGAAACAGTTTCCACTATGTATTCCTCCTGAAAGTGTAAAGCTTTTAGTAGTAGGAACTATTGCACAATATACTTTTTCCTTACCAACAGCTTTTATAGAAACGTGGCGAACACTCCAACATATTGAAGTATTTTTCTTTTTCTTGAATTTTTCCATATGCTTGCTTAATAGAAAATCTTCATCAACTAGAAATCTTAAATCTAATCTTACATTATAAGTATTTCTAGTACGTTTACCATAGTTTGTAAAAGCTGTCAGTAATGAATTACCCACATAATTAAAACCTATGATGGAGCCATAAGTTTCAATGAAATCTTTTCCTGCATCATCGCAAGTTAATATAACTTCTGGCTGATCAGACACACAACCATCTGCAGCAAACCATCCTCGAAAAAATCCTAGAAGATATGTATGAGAACAATCTGCAGGTAAACTTTTTAGATCTGCATAAGCATTTTTCCCAAAGAAATAATATACATAATCTCCTCCAAAAGATGGGGGTCTACTAGAGGGTATTTTAAGTTTTTCTAAGAAAATCATAGTTTCTACATGATCGCTGCATATTCTTATAGAAAATCCATTATCTTTAGATTGTCTCGTACCATCTCCATAAACTATTCCATGAACTACACCTTTTAAATATGTATTATCATTAATGTTAACAGTTTTAGGTGGTGCAACAATACCTATTTTAGATTTGAATTTAAGTTTATCAGTTGTAATTTCTTTACCTTCAGGAGTTATCCATCTATGATCTTTAGTTGCCCTAATTCTTATTTTTTTACTCCAATTAACAAGTTCTATTTCATAAAGATCCTGAATCCCGAAGCTTTTGAAATTTGAAAGTTCCCAATTTCCATTACCATCTAATATGTGAACACTTCTATTCTCCAAAGAAGCGATATCTACTAGACCTTCTTCTGCGGTTAGAACTTTAGTATCCCCAGAAAGACAGTTAAAGGGTGTGACCTGTCTTGTACTCCCAACGGCTGACTGAATTCTACCAGCTGGCAGGAATGCCATGCTAAGCAATAACTCACGAAACTCATGAAAATGTCTATCGGAGTCTTGTAATGCTCCTGCAATTCTAGTCATTGATTCACGAAAGGATTCTCCGTGTCCCCTATACTTCATCAAGTGAGTGTCTTTAGAAATTTCAAGGGTTGGTCCTCTTTCATCTGGACGATGAGGGGAACGGGCTTCTTTAAGTAAAGTATCAATATCAATAAAACTCATTTTAAATGCTCCTCTTGTAAAGATATGTAAAGTTGACCACCATCTTGATTATAACTTATCAATCCTGCACCGTTTAGAGAATCCATACATTTCTCAAAAGTTTCATAAGTTATTTTCCTCATGAATTCTCTATAAACTTTATCTTTAGTAATTTTAGCTTCAGTTCTAATGTAGTTTAATATCTCATCCGTTATATAAGATTCTTTCTCCCTACCAGCGTTGCGATAAATTTGAGGCATATCTTTTTCTATCTTAAGCAATTCTTCATTTGCAAATATAATGTCTTCTTTCTCTATGAATAATTCATTTCTGCGAGAAGCTGCTATTACTATTGCAAGCTTGTGCATATGAGTTTGCTTTCTCGCAAGATAGCCCTGAAACTTTTCATCGGTTAGATGAGGACTTCCCTTTTCATATAATTCATTATACCAATTCTTACCCCATATGACTGCATCATTGGTCAGTTTATATTCTCCATGCAAGCTTGCAATTATACTAAGATCTTGAAGAAGTTTAGTTCTAGCTTCTTTAACATCATCTCCATATTCAAGAAAAGGATAAGCTACTAACCTATGCTTAGTTTCAGCATAAACGAAAATAGATCGACTTGCAAAGCCTCCACCAGAGAAGTATTCAGTAACATTTTCTGCTACCCAACTTGGAGTAGTGCATCCAATGATGTTGATCCAAGGATTGATGATAGATTCCTCACCATCTTGTTTTGTTAATTTCTCCCACGCGCCAGTCTTACCATCCCATAAGGATACAAGTACATCAATCATTTCCCTGTTACGAGGATCGAGAAAAGTTCCCAGTTCTGAAGCTACAATAGTTATAGCAGACATTGGTTCAAAACCACCTTCTCCATCTGGCATGTCCTCACGAATTTCACTGAGTCGTTTTACAAGAGCCTGCCAGGAAGTTGCAGCAGGACCCAGATTGATGCTAGCTATTTCTCCAAGTATGCTCATACCAATATCTGCGGTTGTGGACTTTGCAACAATTCCAGGCGGAGCCACAAGGAATATAAAAAAGTTAGGATACCATTTAAAATAACCCATATTGATGTGTACTCGTCTGCGAAGCGCACCGGCAATAGTAGATATTCCTGCCCAATAATGGAAATGTGGTGGAGCTTCGCTGTGAGAAGTAAATTCAATGTAAGCTTCTAACCAGTCGTTGAACCTACGCTTCATATTTTACATCTGTAAATGGATCACTGATATCTCCCCAACTTACTTTACTAGACTTTATATCAACTGGAATGATTAAAGGATCATCATAAGGTACTGTAATTTCCATAAGCTTTTTAATGTCTTTGAATATTTCTGGACACTGTTCATTAGGAATTTGCATCAATATCGAGTCATGAATTTGTAGTAAAAGTTGAACTCCAGGATAGAATTTCCTAATAGCGAGCATACCTTTGAAGGTAATAATAGCAACTGTCGAATTTCCTGTTACTGATATTTCATTGCCATTCTTTATCATAAAATAACCAGTAGAAACAGTAGGGCATCCAACTTTTACCAATTTATTAGATTTTTCAAATGAGGCTTTAGTAGCACTATGTTTCCCTTTATTTGGAGCTATCGTAATCCTATAAACAGGATTTTTTCCTCTATCATCAATACTAAGCCACCTTACTCTTTTATTTCTTAAAGCCGCTATAGTAGCAATCCATTCACAATTACTTCTATGTTTAGAACTATACCATAATTCTCCTTGTGGAGAACGCCAACCATCCCAAAATTCTAATTCCTCTAAAATAGCATCTAAAGTTTCTCCCGACAACCGCAACAACCAACTTCCATATTTTTTATAAGTTAAACTTAATCCATGTTTACCTTTAGGAATGTAGAAAGTAGTTGCTCCTCGTCTTACTATATTTCGAGAATGTGGAACTTCGAGTTCATCTAATATATTTTGTAATCTTTCTATTTTTCTAGTTTTCTGAAATTCAAATTGAATAGCATCCCGCTTGATATCAAAACACCCATCAGCTTGTAATGCTACTATATAGTTAACTAAAGCTCTTGGAAAAGTTACAGTTCCATTATAATAACCTCCTCTAGGAATTCTAGCGCCTTTAGGTAAATTTGCAGGATAAGCTCTTTTTAAATTTTTACGTCCTGCATTATAATATGGAATTACATGATTTTGTGTGCATTTGTAATTTAAATTCTCCATAGTATATAATTTATCAGTTTGCCCAAAATTCCATTGTAAAGGTACTTCAAAATTTATAATACCTTTATCATTCCACACAGCTATTTCAGTGAAAGATTCTATATCTTTTATTTTAACCCAACCCTGTTTTGTTAATACTTCATTATCAACTGGAACGCATTGAGGAATCCACGCAAGAGCCTGGGGAAGAAGTCCCTTTACTCGATTCATATAATAACGTTGGAAGCCGAATTGATTAGTTACTGTATTAGTCTTATATAATTCAGACTCTATTCGTTTGTGCCATTCTAAAATACCAGGATGTAATTCAAACCAACGTTTTATGAATTGATCTGCTTCATTAACAGTTATTCCCAACTCTATTGCAAGAGTTCTTGCTTTCACTCCGTAATCGACTGCATGAACTCCAACCTTTGCACGTTGACGTTCAGGTTTTGTTATGTGGGTTTTATTGAAGATGAGTTTGCCATTCTCAGTATGTAGATCCAATTTTTCTCGAAAGATTTGTTTAAGTGTTTCATCATCAGCCTCCCACGCCACGACCTGCGCATCAGCTTGGGCAAGATCCCCTTCAACTATAGTGTATCCTTCATCAGGAATGAAGATCTTACGAATGTTTGGCAGTTCTATGGTTGTGGCGACTATGTTACATACTCCTCTAAATCATAATTAGCATATTCATTATGAACTTTATACATAGTCATCACTGATCCTCCAACTTATTCCCCGAAGGAATTGTCTGCATATTCGCTCCCGTTCCAAATATGGTTTTTGAACTACTAAGTCTAAAGGTCTCAACATTCGCAGGATTCAGTGAAGTTCTCATTCTATCATCTGGATCACGCTTTGCCATAATGAAGTTTGAACGAAAGACTCCAAGAGAACGAGATTCAATAATAGCATCTAGTAAGGGAACTAACATTGGCTGGCGATATTTAAATACTTTCAATGCTTCATCATCACAGACTGGTCCCTTTCTACCTTTTCTAAATATCTTCCTCATGCTAAAATCATTATACATTAATTTATTCATTTGTGGATTCGAGCGAGGATTGAGAGGATGATTTAGAACTGTTTCAAACCATGAAGATCTCTGCGACAAAGCTTTCATAAGTTCAGTGTCTAGTATATTTACTGACTTAGTATTTACTTTAATCCCCCTAAGCATCATTTCTAACAATGGTCCATGAAGATCTATGAGTAATTGGTACTGTTCCTTTAACCCCATTGCAGCAATTACATTAAGCAATGCATTATGAGCTTCGAACGTAAAGCAGCAGTCCTTGCAATTATATGCCCATTGAACATTCTCGGTATCTTCATTTCGGATTATTACTTTTCCCTCTTCCTTCCAGAACGTGTAATAATCACAATAGAATGAAGCTACGAATGCTAAGGACTTACCCTTTAAGTGTGTATCATTACTAATTCCAGAAAAACATGTATGTTGTTGAACCTGTGTATCTCCAAAGAGATTAGGAAGAAATCCCCACTGTCTTGCAATGTGTTGAATATCAAAAACACCGTTTGCGAAGATGCCTTTACTGTTCATCATGAACTTTCGCAGGCGTTGAGTTATTTCAATCTCCTCACTCCTAGACCAATAACCTTCTTTCCTACTACAACAGGTTATAGGAATGCACATAGCTTCAGTATTAGAAACACCAATACCAACACAGTCTATTTTTCCACTCCAAGTCTCAATATCTTCTGCTACTATTTTTCCTTCATGTTTATCTAAAAATGCAAATACCTGATCTAAGGTCGGGCGAATATGGAAGTTATACTTTGGCAGTTTGATTTCAGGATATTTTGCTTCTTCCCTGCACCGCCGCAAATCTTGAACCATAATCCAACGCCAAGGCCAATTACGGGTAATGGCTGCAGGATTGAATGTAGGAATCATCTTACTTCCTACATCCATTATAGAACCGCGCCACTTTGTTATTCCGTACTCCCCAGAAAGTGCCCACATTGGAGTATTCCCCATTGCTACAATGAGGTTAGGTTGCATTTCTGCAATAAGTTCTTTAAGTTGAGTTATACCGTCGAGTATGTCCTGAGAAGGATATCGTCCAAGATAAGCTGTTAGACCAAGTTTCTTAGCTTCTTTTTCTTCCGTGAAACAGGCCTCAATTGAGGGTCCTTCTTTATAATAAGGTGCTATTCCATGAAGTATATTAGTATAAAAGCAATCATTAGGAATGATGCCAGCTTCGAATAACATATTGTCTAGTTCTTGTCCTGACCATCCTACAAACGGCTTCTGTTGATCTAATTCATCTGGACCTAAAGCCTCCCCCACTAGAAGTATTTTAGATTCCCGATCTCCCTTGGTTATTGGCTTCATTCTTAATTCTCCAAAGTTCCTCTGCCTGACAACAATGCCCCTTTTGTCCGTATGTGTCGGATAGTCCTGATTGGGCACTTAGCACCACTAGCAATTGTTGATTTTCATCTATATACTCGTTCCATAAGGTGGAGTATAGTTTTCTGCAAGCTTCTACATTAATGGGCTTACGTCCCTTAGCTTGACGCCAAGTTAATTGTGTAGAACCATCTTTAAATATCTTAGAAGCTTGATATATTGTTTCTATGGATTTATTATCTCGCTGTTTTATTCTTGCAGCAAAGGCAGAGAATCTTCTATCTCCGCGCGATGAGCATTCATAGTAGGGTGCCTTCCCAAATCTTAACACGATCCTAAAATTCCATTCTCAGTTAGAGCTAAGGGTTCTAACCAAATTTTTAAATTATTATCTTCTTTAAGATTTTCTGAATCTAATACTACAGGAGTAAATACCATATCATTAAAATATGGAACTATTTCTCCACACTCAAGATCAATTGGAGATACTATTGTCTGATCGAAACGGTGAAGAATACCTATTGAAAGATAACGTTCTTTTTCTCCATGTTGAAATACATATATGCATTGAGGTATTTGCAATTTACACTTCATCTTTTTCCGGTTCCAAGGATTCAATCTCTTTAATTCGAGCATATGAATATCCATAACCTTCGTCATCAAGTTCTATTCCGGTTGCCAGCGTGTTTGTTCTCTCCGCAGCTGGGAAAATTGGTCCTGTACCACAACAAGGATCAATTACCAAATTACCTGCAAGACAACTTCTTGAAATTAAATCTTCATATAAGGCTGGAGGTTTTTGAGCACCGTACTGTAGTTCCCGTTTATGCGGTGAGTTAAGAATAACATCTATTGCACCAACTTTTTGAACTTTTCTATCATTCTTAATACCATACATAATAGCTTCATAAGTCCGTCGCGGACCATGATCTGGTCTGGGTAGAATGCCGGAATTTTCTCCTCTATACCAGATAAGTGGCCACTTCCATACATACCACTCATTGGCTTCGAATATACTCTTAACGATTTCAAACCGTGTGATATCACAGAATATATAGGCATGGGCTCTCAACTTCGTTATGCGATGACCTTCATTAGCAAGAGAAACCATAATTTCATTAGCATAATCTTCACTGTCTTTGTACTTATGCTTTACTGCAGATTGATTATTCCACATATTAGCATTGACGCCATAGGGAGGATCACAGATTATGCAATCATACTTACCTGCATCTAACTTCGGCATAATTTCCAGCATATTACCCTTTATCAAAGTATGCTGACTTTTAATTTCTGAAGTTTGAAATTCACGAGAAAGATGTTCTCTATGCTCTCTGTCCAACTTCTTTCGAAGCATTTTAATAGCATCATCTCTAGTTTTAGCTTTGGATATTTCTGGATCGTCTGCGTAAGTGTTAAGAAGTAGATCGTCTCGAACTCTAATAAGCTTACTACTCGGTATTGGAAAACCATCACCGTCGGAAAATACTTCTTCAGCAGTTCTAGTATAGGTAGATTTTTCCCCTCTTGCTATTGCACGATCATTGTAAATTGCATGAAGTTCAGCAACAGCGTATGCTTCCTCCTTCCACGTTAGTTTCTTCCGCTTGATGTTTTCTTCAAGTTCAGCTTCTTTTGCAAGATTGGCACTGAGTTCTGAAGTACAAATGACAGGAATATGATCTTTTTCAATCATTGTATCTTCGTAACGGAATGAAACTCCCCTGTCGTGGAGAGAAGTCATAGCGGCGATACGAGTTTCACCTGCGACTAGAATATGCTTACCATCTACGACTCTGCATAGAGGAGCGTGAATTAAACCTACAGTCTCAATACTTTTTGCAAGATCCTTTACAAAAGCTTCTTTAAATTCTTTTCTCCACCGACCTTCGGAGATGATTATTTCAGAAGTTGGTAGGATTTTCATTATTAAATATTCCCGATGTTAATTTAAGATTATTGCATGAAATGGATTAAGATTCAAGCTTTCATTTCAAGTTCTCTTTCCAAAGATACTATTTTTCTATTCACTTTTCAAATCATGAGAATAATGTGGAAGTCCTACTTCAACAATTTTCATGAACTTAAACTTTCTAGAAAAAAGGGAGAGGCTACTAACCTCTCCCTCTTAGTGAAGTTAATTACGCAGCTAGAACTTTCTTAACGTCATTGTAGATTAATTCTGGATCATCTGCGTCAGGTCGTTGCTTAGTGATGACTTGAGCTAACCGACCCATCATGTCACTGGGCTTCCAAGATTTACCAGCTTTATTCTGTCCAAGAGCCTCACGAATACGACCCAACTGAATGTTCTTACCCTTACCAAAATCAAGAGCATTTTCTTTAGTAAAGTCGAGCCATACAGTTTGACGAACCGATGGCTTTTCCATACCTGTAGCAGTCTTTACTTTAACATCGAGAACTACCCAAGTAATGTCAAGAACAAATTTCTCTTCTCCATCCTTGGTTTTGATTGCACGGGGCTTAAGTTCCTCAACCTGTGCATTCCATCCTTTTCCATCTTCAGGATCAGGAATGGGTGTGAACTTAGTTTCATTAGCTTCCTTGTGGAAAGTATTCATGAACTCTTGTGGATTGAAGGTAGACATATTAGGACTCCAATGTAGGACTATTTTAAGGTAAATGGTAGTTTAGGACTAGGACTTATGTTGAAAGCATATTATTCTCCTTCAGTTTATAATACAGGTCTCTACAAGCCCGAACATCGTTAAGTGCATTATGAGCACCTGAAAATCCTTCAGAATTGACCAGAAATCTATATGCTTCTTCCAACTTCGGCCACTTGTAATTATTGTAACGGCCAGGAAGTTTAAGAATATTAGTTGTAGAATGCATTGTGCAAATGGTAGTTTTCTTTGGCAGTATGCTATAATCATTGCGAATTAGTTGGGAGTTAAGAACTGCTTCATCAAAACTTATATTATGAGCAACTATTATGTCTGCTTCCTTATAATCTTTCATAAATGACTTAAGAACACCTTTAATATCAACTCCCTTTTCTCTAGCAATTTCTGTGGAAATGCCATGAATTGCTGTTACAACACTTGGAATAATCCAACCATCAGGAAAGATTATGTGGTCATTCCACTCAACCATATCTTCACCCTTATCAAATGCCCAAGCAAGCTGGACAATTCTAGGTTGTTTAGGATCGCTGGGAGCGGCCTTGAAGTTGTAGAAGCCGGTCGTTTCGGTATCATAGAATAGTCGATTAGTCATTATAAGTTACCTTTCCTCAAATGTCTAATAGTAAGTTCTATTTCTAAGCGTTGAGTTATTGCTTTCCTCGCCTCGTCCAGAGACATATCCTGAATATCATCAGTATCTATTATTTCAATACCATCAACAAGACAGTCCTTTATATCTTCATCTGTCATGTTGCGTAAGGGTATGCTGTTAAATGTATATCCATCATACATCTTTAGGTTTCCAATCCTTTTTCCTTTGCAAGCCACTTAGGCACAAGAATAGTATTTCTAGCAGTATCAATTTCAATCTGACTCTTTGGAAGCCAAATGTTCTCTTCAAAACCTACATCAACAAGATAAGCTTTTGCAGTCTCTCGTTCAATGATTGCACTTATTTCAACTAAGTCGCTGCGTCCTGAAATCATTTCAGTTATCCTTCGTGAAGAACTGCTTAAAGTCCGGTTCAATCTCATCTGAAAATTTCAACGAACGAGACTTGAGATCAACATCACTTTCCGAAGTTGACCATAAGAACTTATCCCCCTCCCGTCGAGCGAGAATGACCTCATCCCAAGGCTTAAGAAGTTCCGGTGCAAGAGCCTGACCAAGAGTTGAAATAGTAATGTGAGTGCCACCTGTTATCTGATCTGTCTTTCTCTCTGCGTGGGAGATTAAAATGAAGGTACATTTAGTATCATCAGTTAACTTAAGAATGAGTTGAAGAAGATTCTGTTGAGCTACCCCCCATTCCGGTTGAGTCATAATAGGCTTCGCACCTACTACAAGGGCTCTGGACATTCTCGACAGTCCCGATAAACCATCAAGTGCCAATGCACGCTCTGGTCCAAATTCATCAACAGGTCCGAATTCCTCTCCATGCTGGTCGATGAAGTTTGCAAAGGAACTGACGACTTGAAGGAATTGAATATAATCTCCCTTATTCGCTGGCGTCATTTTCTGTAAAGTTGCCATGTCGAATTGATTAGTATACTTAGCATTCTTTTCAAGTACGTCCCAAGCTGTAGTCGCAGGAGCAATGTAGTTGTAGTGAATTTTACTGATATCGACTCCGTGTTTTTCCCATTGACGGATGGTAGTAGTTATGCCAGGCTCGACGGACTGGATAAACAATTCTAATCCTGCATCGAGAACTGTTTTTAGTGAGTAAGACTTACCTGTTCCTATTTGACCTAATAACAGTATATTGTATTTGTTCACTATTTGTCCCTTTCCCTTGGTGTCCCTAGTAAGATTCGAACTTACACTTTAAGGATTTTAAGTCCTTTGCCTCTACCAGTTGGGCTATAGGGACTTATTATTTATCTCGTTCATTTTGCTTTACACTTTACCATTTGAAACTCAGGATTAGGTTGAATAGCTGGACGAATTTTCCAACCTTCAACTAAGTATATTGTTGGACTGGAATTCGGATCCATACTGTACTGAATCCAAGTTGCACCTTCATTTCTCATTCTACTTGAACAATTTCTAAACCATTCATAAGTTTCAACTTTACTCATAGGCTCTGCAGTTTGTGAAATGAAATCTGGTTTTCTTTGTTGCGACGACATTTTTACTATTCCTTCGCAAGTGGATCCCAGTGTCTAATCTCAAAATCTGCATCAAGAACCTTCTGAAAATTCTTCGACAGACAAACCTCCTTAAACTGACAACCATTATACATATTACAAGCATCGTCTAAATTCTTATCCCAGAAATTTTCTTCCCACATTCTTATGGCCCTTCTTACATCCCGCTGTAACTGACCTAACCATCGTTCAATGGCCCATTCAGTTCTGCGTTGGAAAGACAATAGGAATTTGGTCTCACCCTTCAAAATGCCAATTCCTCGAACTATTGCACCATCGACTTTATAGCCGTATTTTGTAGCGGCCCAGCAATATCCCGTAAGTTGTGAATTCAACTCCCAACTATTCAACCATTGGTCGCCTAAGTAAGATGCAGTCTTCTCATCATTGACATAAGTTGAATTTTGAAAGACTCCAAGCATATCAAAGCGACCAGTATAAAGTATCGGGTCTCCTGATACTGGATGATAAATTTCAGGAATTGGTATTGCAAAGGTAAATTCTACAGCCGGATGACCATCGACCATGAGAGGCTGTATTGGATCAATATCTGGTGGGTATTTTATGAAGAAATCATTATAGGCGAGAAGACAAGCTGAAAGCGTTTTCTTATTTCCTGAACCATATTCAGGTGCATCATTTTCAATTCCCCAAGTCTTTATAATTTCAAACATACCTTCTGATAAAGCTTCCTTTTGAGAAAACTTCTCACCATAGTAGGATTTACGAAAAGTTTCTATGCCCTTCGCTAAGCATCCTCCGAAATGCAGATGAATATTAAATCCTTTCGACTTGTATCCTAGAACGTGATTTGTATAGAACTTATACCCACAAGATACCAAATCCTTACGCATGGTAGAGTCAATGAATTTAGGAAATGGAGCTATCATGACGATCCTTACTTATCAAATAGATCATTAAGTTCTGCAGGGAATATAGCAAGAGCCTTAGCTTCTTTATCAGCCTTTGAAGTTGATTTCTTTGAGGCAGGTTTTGCACTGCGGTCTCTTCGAAGATTGTCAACGACCTGTGCATATTCTTCAGGTGTAATTGGATCACCATCTACGACTCGCTTACGTAAATCCATAAGACTAGGAACTGACATATCATTCATTTTTTAAATCCTTTTTTATCTTCTAAGATATCTACATAACGGTTTAAGTGAAATTGTGCTTTTTTCAAATCTTCTAATTTTGTCTTTTTGCTCTTACGTCCTGCACGGAAGATGTACTTAGCACAATTTCCAAGATGCATTGGTAATTCAAAAGCATCAATAACGTCGAGTATCTCAAAATCACCAGATATGTAATGATTTGGATGATTTACTGTATCATTCATTTTCATAACCCGCGAATCTATCTATGGTAAGATCTGGATCAACAGCAGGTTTATTCTTCCTCTTATCCTCAACCCATCCAGCTAACATCTGAGTTAGGAGATTACTCATTGCACCATAACGGACTCGGCTGGTTTTTGGATCAAGTAATAATAGCTTAACCTCAATGAAAAGAGATTCGGGAACCATTACTGTTATGGCCTTCCTCTTTTCAGCAAATGGTAATTTGGGCAATTGCTTTCCTTAATATTGGGATAGATTTATTATTAAAATAATACAATGTTAATTATTGTTTGTCAACACTGTAATTGACAACTTTGAAAATAAATTCAATACTACTAGCAGGGATTTATAACATTCATAAACGTATTTGAGAATAATGATAATATGCAAGTTAATGATAGAAATAAATGGCTTGAACGAGCAATTCTCGGTGTTTTTGCAACAGGGATAATTTATTGGCAGCAGAATATTAATGAACTTACAACTACTCTTATAGCTACCACTGCTACTTTAGAAGAACGTATAAATAATGATAAAATAAATCTTGTTAAGCATGAAAATATTGTTGGACATACATCTATAGTTGAAAGAGTTGCTGTCATGGATAAGGCAATTGTTTTAAGTATTGCTGAAAGACAGGCATTCCGTGACATCTTTTTAATCCTACACGCTAATCAAAAGAAAATATTATCAGAATTACAATTATTAAGAAATGGAAATTTACAATGAATGTAACTGTTCGCGACGTTGACGTTGTTGCCCGGACAATTTTTGGCGAGGCTCGTGGTGAGACGGACTTAGGTAAACTTGCAGTTGCTTGGGTCATTGTTAATCGTGCGAAGAAATATAATCAAGGTCTAGCAGAAACTTGTCTTAAGTCCACTCATTTCTCTGCTTGGAATAACTCTCGTGATCACGATGATAATCAACTTAAAATGATGATGGCAGACGAATCAGACTCTATCTTCATCCGTTGTAAGATTGCTGCATTCAGTGCCATCTTTAGACTTAAGGGTGATCCAACGAAAGGAGCAACTCACTATATTGCTGACTATCTCGATCCTGTTCCTTCCTGGGCAGCAGGAAAACTCTACTTATCAATTGGCAGGCATAAGTTTTATTCTGGAATAGCTTAAGGATACTTAAAATGGAAACGAAACCTTTTTGGGCTAGTAAGACTGTATGGGTTAACGGTATTGCAGCAATTGGTTCCATCTTAGCAATAACTGGTTTTGATGCTTCACTAACTCCTGAAGTTCAGACTAGCATCGTTACTGGAATCATGGCCATTGTTAATATCATTCTGCGCTTGATGACAAGGACTGGAGTAACAGTAAAATGAAATTCTCAAGACAAGTGTTAGGTGTTGTATTCATCTTCTTCTTAGTAACGGGTGCATCATGTCCTGAGAATATTCAACCTCAGACTGCAAAGGAAAGTTTAATAGTTGTTGAGTATTCTTACCAAGCCGTACTTAAGGAAATTCAACAGCTTGTCCTGATTGGTACTTTGAAAGGTGACAATGCAAGGAAGACTCTTGAGGCCCTGACGAAAACTAAGGATTTGCTTAAATTCTATCGTCTTGCTGTATTGTCTGATGAGCCAAGTGAGGACTTACTGACTAACTTCAACACAGCATTGGCAATTACAATTCGTGAGATGAGAGGAGAAAGTTAATGGGCAATATTCTTATCGCACTTGAAGCAATCTACGCCATCAGTACTCTAATTCAAAATTCAAGTATTGCTCTTAATAGTGTTATGATTACTATACAGAAAGCTCGTTCTGAAGGGAGGGACCTTTCAAGTGAAGAACTCACTGAGGTCATGTCAGCTACTGACGCTCTTGAAACTGAGGTTTTAGCTTTGTTGAAGAAGGCTGCAGAGAATGACTAAACAGATGATGAGTATTTTAGGTATCATTGTCTTACTTGGTAGCGTAGGTGCGGTATTCGGAGTGCCGCACTTACGTTTCTGGGCATGGCAATCTGATTTTCAAGTGGTGGCTGGAGCTAGCTATTCAAGTCTTCTTTCCATCAAACTCGATCGTTTAGCTGATGCGGAAGATAGACTTGCATCATGCATTAAGCAAAATAATGAATGTTCTAGAGAACGACGATCTGTTAAAAGATTACAACAAGAGACTAAAGACATTGAACGTGATAAGAAGAAGTATGGAAACTAAAGGTATATGCCCCTTTTTATATCTCTAATCGTCGGATTTTTATGGACAGTTTCTGTAGAAGCTGTTCCAGTCATTTGTAATGAGCGTAAAATCGTACTTGAATATCTGTCGAAGACTTATGATGAAGTACCTGTAGCTTATGGTGTGACTAATTATGGTGCATTGATAGAAATTTTATCTACTCCAGAAGGTGATACCTGGACTATTATAGTCACAGGTAAGGATGGCATATCCTGTATCTCCTTTTCCGGTGAAGCGTGGCGTAAGTTAACTCCAGAGTTGGATGATCCGGATGCATAAGTGCCCAATTTGTAAAGGATCATTGAATGAACTTAATGGAGTAGTCTTATATCGAAATACTGTAACAACAGATAAGGGAAGTGTATCTCTTGGATTTGTAGGAATTGGTATTGTAGATGCACTTCTACAGCATCCTTTGGGTGCTACAATGTCTGAGCTAATTCAAATTGTCTATGGCGCTGGAGGTGGACCTCTTACAGTTAAGCATTCAATTGCAGTTGCATTAACCCGTCTGAGACGGCAGCTGTTAGAAATTGGATTAAATATTAGGAATGTAGGAAGTCAAGGTAAACCCGGAGGTTTCTACATTTTGGAACAAATTGAGTTGGAACAATTGCAATGAAGTGTCCTATTTGTGATGGTACTTTAAGTAATCTTAATAATACTATTCTACATCATAATGTACTAAGTACTTCTAAAGGTTTCATATACCTTGGACCTACGGAAATGGGAATTATTAATTGTTTGTTGTTCTGGCCAGCAGGAGCTACTAAAGAGACATTAATTCTAAGAACTTATGGAGAAGATGGAGGTCCTTTGTCAGCAAACAGTACAATAAAAGCTACTATATGTAAGCTTAGAAAAAAGCTTGATAAGATTGATCTTAAGATTGTCAATGTTGGGGGATTTGCACCTGGGGATCATTTGTATGTTCTTTCTGAGAAGAAGCAGTTATAAATGACTGATAGAGTTATTTATAAAAAGTCACCCTCTGGATTTAAAGGTCCTCCTGGATCATGGAGGCTACCAGAGTTGAAAGATGAGTTTGCTAGGCACGTTGGCGTGAAAGCTTATCTTGTCTGCCGCAACGGTCATGATAGTTCAATCAGGACACATAAGATTGCAGCGGATGGCATGGTAACTCCAAGCCTTGTTTGCCCTATGGCCAGCTATGGATGTATCGAGCACACATTTGGAATACTTGAAGGATGGAACAGTTAATTAAAGGTGAGGTTTTTCTTTCCTTACTTTGAGTATATATTTAATATCTCCTGATAATCGTGCAGCTCCTGGCTTTTTCCACTGCAATGAAAGCCAATGCTTTTTCAATTCGCCCTCGCATATCTAAATTTTCATTACTTAACACTTTCAGTTTACATTCCAACGCTTCGATCCTATCAGCTGCTCTATTTTCAAAGCTCACTCGTCGTGATTGATCCTGCGTATAAGGTTCTCGCAGCCGCTTAATTAAATCATCCATCATTGTTCTCCAAATTAAGTTTCTAACCCTTAACGCGTATAACTTGTTTCAAGATGTGAACAACAACTGGCGAGGCGGCTCAACCCTTCAGGTTGAAGCATTAGCACGACTACGCTTAAGGTACTAATGCGATAAGTCATGGGGGGAGGACCCAGTTCTCATCACCGCCTCATAAGTTTTATTTTATCTTCATTCCACAATCTAGTCCGTTAGAGAACAGATCC